GAGATTTAGAACAATATGACATTGAGATTATCGAAGAAGAAGAGTTTTTCGGAGAAGAGTTTTCTGGAGATGATACTTTATTTGTTGAAATGGAAGATGACTTTGATGATGAAGAGTATGAAAGAGAACTTAAAGAACAAATGGAACGAGATGCAAAAGCTCTTGAGCTTGAAGATACAATGGAAATACTTGAGTTTGAATCTGAAGAAGAAGCTGATGAGTTCATCAAAGTTATACTTGAACTGGAAGAGATAGATTATGAAGAAGAGTTTGGCATTGAAGATGAGTTATTTGAAATTGAAATTGAGTTTGATGATGAAGATGTATTTGTTGTATTCGAAGATGAAGAGCTTGAAGAAATGGATTTGGAGATAGAAGATGAGTCAGATGAAGAGATATTTAGAGATGACAAGATTAGAGAAGATGAAGTTCTTATTGAAGAAGAGACCGAAGATGACCTTGAAGTTTTACAGATGGAAGATATTACCGAAGAAGATGAAGAGATATTTCTTGAAGAAGTGGTTGCAGAACAGATTGAAGAGCTAGAAGAAGTTATTGAAGAAGTAATCGAGATAGAAGAGATAGTAGAAGTATTAGATGAAGAAGAACTCGAAGAACTTACAGAAGAAGAACTCATCGAATATGAAGAAGCCAAAGAAGAAGCAATAGAAGAATATGTTGAAGAACTTGAAACAGAAGAAGTCATACAAATTGTTGAAGAGATTGCTGATGTCGGAGTGGAGAATCTTGCAACTGTTAGCCAAGAAACTATTGAAGTGGTAGCACAAGTTGTAGAAGAAGTTATTGAGATTGCATCTGAAGAAGAACTAACAGAAGAACAAATAGAAGTCGTTGCAGATGTACTAGGGTTTGAAGAAAAAAAAGATGTTGAAGTGATTGCAACAGCAGTCAAAACAGATAAGACAGTTGCTAAAGCTGTTGATGAATTTGTTGAGAGAAAAATAGAAAATGCAGACATAGAAGATTACAACTTGGCAGACATCACAACAGAAATTACATTTGAGTCTTTAGCCGATGGAGACTTTAGTGTTATTATTGATGTTGATTTAGGAGATGTAAATATTAGAAATATAACTGATGACCTATCGACTCAACAAAAAGAGAAGGCACAAGAAGTTATAGTTCCAACTCTTTTACTAAGGATTGCATCTCTTGCATTATTAAGGAAAACAGTATGATTCAAAAAGTTTGGAAGTGGCTTGTAGAAGGAGTTAGAGAAACTTTAAATCTTGCATGGACTCTCATAGGATTAATAATTTCAATTTTGACTTTGAGTGGAGCATCAAGAACCATTACTTTTTATGCCACGATAATCACTCTTGCTATATGGTTACTCACAATTAGGTTTAGAAAATGAGTGCTGGTAATGGCTACACCCAAAAAGAAATGCTCCATCTTCTTCTTGAAGGTCAGAACAGATTACACGATAGGATAGATGACCTTGAAGATAAGGTTGATAAGAAGGTAGGCAGACAAGAGCTGTTCGGTTGGGTAACTGCTGGTGTAGTTTCTTTGACAGGATTAATGGCTTTTTTCGGCTAAATAAAAAGATTTTTTTTCCCACTTTTTTAAACCCTATAATCATTGGGTTTTTCTTGTATTTTTTTTTAAGAAATATTAAAAATTAACAATCATTGATTAATTATTTGTTATACTTAATAGTATTGAAGCATTGAGAACACAATCAGAATTCAAGGTTCTCCACCTTCAGCAGAGACTAGACAGAGAAATCTGGAGAGTTGGGAAAAGGCAAAGCCAAGCACCCAAAGAAAAAGGGTCTCAAGGAAAAAAAGATTTTTGCAAACTGCTCATCTTATGGTGGGCAGATTGGAACAATCAGTTCCTACTAAAAACTAAGGAGAAAAAAATGAACAAAGTACAAATTAGAGAAGAACTTAAAGCAATCACAAGCAGTGATGAATCAGTTGTAAGAGACATTGCTTTTGCTTTAAATTTAATTGCAACCAATCACACATTGGTTAAAGCTGTTGAAGAAAATGTAATCAATGTTGCTTTGATTGCTTATGAACTTGAGAGAAAACTAAGTTAGTAATTATCTAACTGCTCTCTACTGGAGAGCAGATAGATACTTATACAAGTATCAATACAAAAAACAAAAAGGAGAAAACAAAATGAAGAAAACAAAATATTATGCATACATACCAAAAAAGCAATTAGTGAAAAGCTACAACGCATGGCAATGGAAAACTGATGCAACAGTCAGAAAACCAATCTATGTTGATGACAGTGGAGTTCCACATTTCAAATATGATGGAGACTTCCACCCAATCAAGCCAAATCACTTTGGACATAAGTATATAGACCTAAATGATAATCCAGTTTATTATGATGGATTTAATGGTTTGGGTCTAATGCATTTTCCAAAACTTGATGGTGCAAAGTACAAAATCACATTGACTCTAGTTGATGCTGATGATGATGATGCTGATATACATGTTGATGACAAACAACCTTCAAAGGATAGATTTGATGATAGTGTCATTCACACATATTCAGCTTACAATTACAACAAATAAGTAATTATCTAACTGCTCTCTACTGGAGAGCAGATAGATACTTATGTATCACTAAAAACTAAAGGAGAAAAAATGAAAAAAGAAATAGACATAGAGTTGATTGTATTGTCTTTGAAATACATTCAAAGAAACATTGATATGTCATTGTGGAAGGAAATCAACCCAGCTAACCAAATCAATTATGAAAAATGGGAAATATCAAGAGATATAAAAACATTAATCAATAACTTAGATAAGTAATTATCTAACTGCCCATCTACTCGGTGGGTAGATAGATACTTATGTATCACTAAAAACTAAAGGAGAAACTATGGAAGAAATAAAAGAAATGATTTCAAAAGAAATCGTTGATAGATATGCAGATGCACCATCAATGCCAGAGAGCGATGAGATATGGTCAGATGCAGAATACTGTAAGCAGATAATCGATTGCTTGATTGACACAAAAGTCAAGAACAAACATTTCGACCTTGCACAAACAGTAAAGTATCTAAAGATTGACATTGTGGAGAGCTATGTCTGATAGATACACATTTAAAGAGAACTTCACAGTGGAGTTCACAATCGAAGCAGACTCTTATGACAAAGCATACAAAGCATATAGCCAGATGTTTGATAAGAACATTCAGCTTGGGTATGACAAGTGGAGAGATGTTGAGAACAAGAATATCCTTGTCGGTCAGTTTGAAGTTCAAACTGAATCAATACATGGAGAAGAAGAATGAGTAAGAGAGTTCTAATAGAATGCTCACAATGTGGTCTAACAAGCGACATTATAGATATGACACATTCTAAGATGACTCTTTGCTATTCATGTCTAGCTGACTTTGCTAATGGAGCTGAGATATGAACAGAGCATTGAGAAGAAAACTCAAAAGCAAGAAGCGTGGTCGAGTTATCTTCAATGGTAAAAGATTGAAGTATAGGACAAAAGAATGAATAGAGAAGATGAAATCAAAGTAGAGAAACTACAAAGAAAAATTTTATCTTTGAACAAAGAGAAGATGGAAAAACTTAGATTACAAGAAGAAGAGTAATTAGCTAGAGTCAATGGGGATTGCCCTTATTATGCGTACTAATACATACATAATACTCATTGGCTCTATGGTAACTATTCTGTCGTAGCACAAAGCTACGCTAGTTATCGCACAAAAAAATACAAAGGAGAATAATGGCAGAGATTAATCTGACAGATGATGAAGGTTACAATCCAAACGAGAGTTATGATTGGGTTCAATATCCTTCAAAAATTGACACCAGATGCGATGTTTGTTGGCGTTACCTATTCAAGGGAGACATGATAAAACAGCGTAAAGTTAATGGTGTCATTTGGAGAGCAGTCTATTGCCCAAATGCTAAGAAGGAAATAATGCACTTGAATACATCAAAAGAATATTTGATGCATCTACAAGGTGTTAATGCTCTTCTTGGTATTGAGTTTTCAAAAGAGCGTTACAACCAAGCTGTAAAAGAATGGGAGCGTATGCGTTACAGAAAAGGGTATCAAGATGTAACTACCAAAAATATTGTTGATGGACTATCAGCTGATGCACCAAAAGACTTATTGGATTTTGCAACAGACCAACTGAAGTATCTCAACAAGAAAAAAGAATCTTTATATACTCGATTGAGAAATCGACAAGTAAAGGTTATGTATTCAGTCGATGATGATAAATCTAAAGACTTACGAAATGAGTATGAAGATGCATTGGCAAAGATTGAGTTCATGGAAAAACTAAAAAAACAAGCAAGAAGGGAGATGGACTTATGAGAGAGTTCAAACCAATACTTTGGGAAGATGGCAGTTCTTTTCCAAAGATTAAACAAGGATTCGATAAAAATGCTATCAAGTCAAAGTATTTTACTGAATCTATTTTAAGGACACTTGTGTCTAACACTGGCAAGGTGTACATCGTTTACGAACAAAACAAAATGGGTACACCAACAGATTACAAGAAGCAAAAAGATAGTATCACTACTGGTTTTGCAAATGTGAAAAAGAAGTTGATACAAAGAAATCTACTTTTGTCATTTCGTGTAAGAAGTGATGAATTGTACAAAGGTGGCACAGTAAGAGTGTATGCAAAAGTATTACCACTTATGAGTGCAGAGAGTGAGGAAGAATGATAATGGATTTTATTTATTCAATGGAATTATATGAGCTTATAGCATCATCATTGTTGTTCGGATTCAGTCTCACGCTTCTTGGAGCTTGGATTGCTCTTAGTCATGCTGAGAGAAAACTTGACAGAGCTAACCAAAAAAGATTTGCAGATGAATATGGTATTCCATATTGGGTCAGAGCAACTGATGAGCAAATCGGTATTACTAATCGTTGATTTGTGATACTATTATTTAATACTAAAACAAAGGAGAAAAATGACAGAACAATTAGTTCTTCTGTCTGTCAAAGAAGTCGCACAATTACTAGGAGTAGATAGAGCTACTATTGGAAGTTGGAATCACGCTGGTAGATTACCAAATCCAGAGTGGACTGTTTCTGGTGGGCGAACACCAATATGGACAGAAGATACTATCAAGGACTGGGCAAACTCAGATGAGTTCGTTCAATCCAAGTTAGATGGTTGGGCAAAGAATAGGTTAGAACAATGAGCGTATTCTTTAGAGGACAACCAATACCAGACTACGCTAAGTCAAAGCACGAAAAAGTTAAATATGTTTTGACAAGGTATAGAGATGCAGAACCAATATCAAATGGAGAGTTCATTTATGATTTGAACTTTTCAAGATTTGGTTCTTCTATTCACAATCTCAGAAGAGATGGTTGGGATATTGTAACCCTTCCATCTAAGAAGAAGGGTCTATGCTTCTACTACCTAAGAAGTTTACCCAGTGAAGTAGAAAAGCAAACACAGCTTCGTTTGGTTTCAAATGAGAGCTGAAGTAAAACATTGGAGAGAATGGGCAGTGCTTACCAACGAAGAGAAGGTTGCACTGTATCCATATCTCTCTGATAAAGAAAAGAAAAAAATCTGGACAAGAGACTACTATAAAGTAATCAGAAACAATACTTATCCAAACAAGTACAAAGATAAGTATGATGCCAGATTTGAAGAACAGAAAAAAAGAAGGGAGAAGAAATATGAGCAAGGATAGAGCGATTGTTGCACAATGTGCATTCAAAGGAGCTATCGAATTATGTGTTGCTGAAAAAATACAAATGAGTGAAATCATGGATTACACCTATAAGTATGCAGATGCAATGTGGGATAAGTATGGCTTTGAATCATCTTATGATTCTGGAAGCAGTAATTATTCTGGTGGTAAGGACAGACCAGCTTCTGATAAGCAGAAGAGCTTTGTGAGCAGTCTGTTTAACAAACTTACTATTCAGCAACAGCAACAGTACAAAGATAAAGTTGATACAAACAGTATGACTATATCTGATGCTTCTGACTTTATTCAGACATTTCAAGACTTGATTGAGAAACAAAAGAACACTCCAGTCAATCTTGATGATGCACCACCATTTTAGATGGATTATATAAAGTCAGATATATATTTCAGCATTGTGCCAGAATGGGTCATTGATGCACCTATTTCGGCACAAGCTGTCAGAGTCTATGCAGTGTTGTGTCGCTATGCAGATAAAGAAGATGGTACTTGCTTCCCAAGCATACGAACACTTGCAGAGAGACTCAATGTCTCTGATTCAACTATAAAAAGAGCTTTGAAGGAACTAAAAAGTATCTCAGCTATCAAATCAGAAAAAAGATTTGATAAGGCAACTGGAGAACAAACTTCAAATCTCTACACAGTTTATAGGAGTCAAGGTGTCATATATGACCTACCCAGTGTCAAATCTGACCCTAGCCCAAGTTCATCAGAGACCCACAAACTAGAGTCATCTAACCATAGTCATTCTTTGGAAGATAGAAAAGCTCTATGGAATGCACTAACAGAATCTATTGGTTACACACCAAAGACCCAAACAGAGAGAGCTGGGTGGAATAAATGTGTAAAGCAATTAAGAGAAGCTGGTGCAAAAGCAGATGAAATTCCTAGCAGGGTAGTACAATATAAAAAGCACTTTAAAGGTATGACACTTACACCTTATGCTTTAGTAAAGCATTGGTCATTACTTGACAGTTATGTCGAGCAAGAGCCAAAGAAGCATGATTGTGCAACTGATGGTTGCCACATGATTGACTTAGATGTAATTGAGAAATGCCGATTTTGTGGTTTAGAAATTTCTAAGCAAACAACCAATAGCTAACAACAGGAGCAAGAGTAAGGAATAGAGTCGAAGGAGAACTTCGGACAGGTGTAGATACTCCTTTCATCTAGCGATAGATAATAGGTTACCTTGTTGAACACCTTACTCAGCTCCATTTATAAACTTCCATCGACCAGATATTCCATTAGACTGACATCGAACAAATGTTTGAAGGTCTATGACTGAAAAAGCTAAAAAAATAATTAAGAAGAAACAGGAAGTCAAGCATAATCAAGAACTAGGAAACAATTATTATCCAAGTGGTTGGAAGCCACGAATAGATTATGACTATGGTACTAACACTGGAGAGCTTACTCATGTTCAACCACATGATGATAACTTCAAGTTCAATTCACTTCTGGAGTCTTGGGGTTACGATTCAAAAGAATTTTATATAGAAGAAGATAAAATACGATTCTCTACTTGGCAGACACAAATCAAAGGTGGAGAGATTGTCGATATGTATGCATTCAAGGCAATCATCAAGAAAAGAAACCCACATCATAATAAATTTTTTAGAAAATTAGAACGACAGATTGAAAAGAAAAAACCAATTAGGGTATCACAAGACACTGGAGAACTAGCATATATGTTTTTTTGTGCAGACTGGCAGTTTGGAAAAGAAGAGTATGGAGCTGATTGGGGTGTAGATAGTACGATTGATTACATAAGAAATGCGATTGTAAAAGCAAAAAGAGAAATAAAAAATCTTAAAAAGATTGGTCAAGTAGTTGATGAAATTTACATCATAGGTTTAGGCGACCTTATTGAATGCACTTTTGGCTTCTTCGACCACCAAAATTTTAACATCAGTTTGACAAGAACAGAGCAAGAACACTTAGCAAGAAAAATGGTTCTTGAAGTTTTAGATGGATTATTAGGATTAGCACCAAAAATAGTTATTGGAGCTGTCATTGGCAACCATTCAGAATATAGAACTGGAAAAACAACTGTTGCAACGACAAGATTAGATGGTTCTGATACTGCAATATTTCAAATAGTTGGAGAAATAATTGAAGGTAGAGAGCGTTACAAGCATGTAAAAACTGTCGTACCAGATGATTATCATTTAACTTTAGAAATAAAAGGTAAAAGAATTACTTTTTATCATGGACACATGGTTTCTGGTGGTTCTGGAATAGAAGGCAGACTTATGAATTGGTGGAAGAATCAAGGACATGCTGGAAGAATACAATCTGATTACCTTGTTACTGGACACTATCATCATTTAAGAGTTTTAACAGAGCGTGGTAAAACATGGTTTCAAGCACCATCGTTAGATACATCAGTAGAACTTGAAGCAAGGAGTGGATTGACTACTTCTCATGGAGTATTGACCTTTACTTTGTCAAAAAATGGTTGGGATAATCTTAAAATTTTATAAATTTAATGATTATTGATTTATAATATTTGTATGAAAAGAATAGCTATCGAGAATGATGGTACAAAAGTAAGACTACTTTTGATGGATAATGATGACAATATCATTTATAGGAACTTGCCAAAAGGGATTATAGATATTGACAGACTAAAAGAGTATGAAGATACTTCTTTATCCAGTAATTAGTTGCTTAATAACTTTTAATCAACCAGTTACTCCAGAAGTCATTTACGATTACAAGGATTGTAAGAAGATTGAGTTCCAAGTAAATTCAGTCTCACACTGGCAACCCTTGATACAGAAATACTTTAGAGAGGAAGATGTGATAAAAGTTAGTAGAATCATGTTTTGTGAGTCATCTGGTCGCTCAAAAGCTGTCGGATATAACACAAATGGCACAACTGATGTCGGTTTGATGCAGATAAATGATTCGACATACGACTGGATTTCACAGAAACTTGGGTGGTATGGAGACAGAAAAGACCCAGATTTCAATTTAAAGATGAGTTCTTGGCTATTCTATAAGTCTGGAGAACATCATTGGAATAGTTCTGCAAAGTGTTGGAAGGATAGGAATGATTAAAAAAGCAATAGTTACTGGTACTTGGAGAAAAACTTGGTTGGCAAAAGATGTCATTGAAGTTTTAGATTCAATACAAGAACTAAAGAATATGTACCCACATCTGAATCTTAGTAATGCACAAGTAGAGTTTGTAGAGCTTGATGATATAGATACTGAGTTTGAAGAAGTTAAGGAAGAAGAATGAGAGATATATTTGATATTTATAAAATCACTGAAGATGAAGTTCTGCTTGATTTGAATGGACAAGAAATAGGAGAAGAAGAATGAATTACCCAGATGGATTTAAAAGATTAGATGCAATAGATGCAGAGATTGATGACACTGTATTTAAAGAAGTAATAATAAAACAACTTAACTATATGCGTATAGAAGGAATCAATCTTGTTGATGATGCAGATGATTTAGTAAATCAATACTTACAGATTTGCAAAGCATTACCAGAATAATGGACACTCTCTTTGTAATCCTTGTGGTTGTAGGAGTAAATGCGTTTGCATGGTGGCTAATCAAAGAAGATAAAATATAATGTTCGATGATTATTTGCTCGATGACCTTGATGATGAACTTACAGAAGATGAAATACAAACCTTTGCCAGAGAACATTACAATACAAAAAAGTAATATTGAAGGGCTAGGACTCTTTGCATTAGAGTTCATAGATAAAAATAAAACGCTTGGTGTTAGTCATGTCAAGCATAAAGATTACTTGAATGGATATATCAGAACTCCATTGGGTGGATTTATAAATCATTCTGAAGAACCAAACTGTAAACTTAGAGAAGTTGGGCATGAAATGTATTTACAAACAATTCAAAAGATAAAAGCTGGGGAAGAACTAACATTGAAGTACCAAATGTATAATCCAGTGGAGATAAGAGATGAGTGATAGAAACATATTCGGAATAAGAAAAAGAAATAAAATTCTTGATAATGATGTGCAAGAGAGACTGTTATTTGCTATTAGTCAAGGTTCTTATATACAAGATGCTTGTGCTTACGCTGGAATAGATAGAGCAACTTACCATCGTTGGAGTAAAAAAGCAGAGAGTGGAGATGAAATTTACAAAAAACTTTTTGATGAGATTACAAGAATAGAAGCAACATTCAAAGTAGATACAGTCAAAAAAATTAGAGAAATCGGAGAAGAAGATAGAAACCCAAGAGCC